TAATCCATGAGCGGACCAAACTGCTACGTACAATGTCGTCAGGTGTAAATGTAATTTCCGTAAACTCACTCATATGTCGAGCAACTTCCAGGAACTCTTTGAGTCCTGATACGTCATTTCTTGATTTAATCAAGTCATTTTGCTTCAAGTCACCAATGAAGATAATCTTTGACCTATGACCAACTCGGCTAATAACAGAAGATAACTCATGGAAAGTCATTGATTGTGATTCGTCGACCACAACAATAGCATCATCAATAGAAATACCACGAATTGCTGTGGTGGAAATAAATCTTGCATGAGATTGCTCCTTTAGTCTTTCCCAAGCATCTTTACGACCGAATAACGTTTCACATATTTCTTTATAAGGTTGTTCGTAGATTTCCATCTTTTCATCAAGTGTACCTGGAACAAAACCCTGATCCCTTACCTGTACCGCAGAACGAACAACAACCAATTGCTTGAATGGATTATTTTTATCTAATACTTCTTCAATTGCACGATAGACTGCAAGAAAGGTTTTACCGACACCCGGAGAACCAAACATGCCAATAAAATAATCACCTCTCTTATAAGCATCAAAGAATAATTGCTGATTTTCTGTTAGTGCTTGAAATGTTTTCAGGTGATCTAACTTGATTTTCAGCGAATTTGTTACTACAGGAAGATGCTTACTATTCGAGTCATCATTCTCAACAAAATCATCACGTTTTTGTACTGGAGTTCTTTTAGTGGCCATCGTTTACCTTTATTATTTGTGTTTTAGTAGAGCGGCTATCTGCTTTTCCTTTTTATTATTAATAACATATGCATTGGATTGCAACACACGGGATGTATTAGTAGAAGTAGGAACACTTCTCAAAAGATAAGGAATTTTAGTGTTTACCATTCGCGGGGGAGTTTAGTTTTGTGATTCTTGGCAAGAGTATTACCTGGAATGGTGGCTTTCATACGTTCGATAACACCTTGTTCAAATGCCTTGCACGGTTGACCCATTCCAGGAACACTCATGCGAGATCCATCACTCATGATGGGTAAATTCTCTGCACAGAAATATCTTTCTAAATGTGGATTGGTTTCTTTAAACTCTTCAAGTACAGTATAAGACATTTTATGTTCCTCTACTTCATTTGTTTCTTTATTCAAGAACTGATATGTTGGCAATTTACACTCCTATAAACCAAGATGGAACATTACGAGAATTCACTTTACCTTGCCATGAAGCAAGGTGCTGTTTATTCTTTATATAGTAGTTACGATAAGAAGCAATAGAATCACCTTTAATTTTTACCTCGTCAGGCATCGCAGGGGTAGGTTCAGAAAATGGTTCAGTATATGAAATATTATTTGGCGGAACACCAAGTTTATCTACAAGCCCCGACGATTCACACTTATGAATCCTACCATATCGGTAAGTATATTCTCCACACAAATGCTCAAGAATACAAACCAAGTGCATATAATTCTCGACAGATTTTCTCACCCATACAGCAGAGGGATGGTTGATATGCGTGGCAGAATAAAGAATATCATTACGGCTGTCGTTAATATGATATACGGTTTTTTTTCTGCCAGATTCTGAAAGTCCGATAGTTTGTACGCCGTCTAGAACACGGTGAGCCGTGGACAATAGTTGGCAATACTCAAGGATCATTTTGATCGTATGTTTGTCGTTATGCATTTTTGCACATTCGGCCGCCGACTTGTCAAGGTAAAATATGTTCATTTAGGATAAGGTAGTTGTTCAATTTTCAACATCGAGTGTAACACTCTTTTATGTTTCTTGTCAACTGGTAACAGATAAAGATATCTGTGTTTACCTTCCCTTTTAACAGGTTTCCAGTTGTTTTCCTGGACAAATTCCTTAGATACGTTCACACCATTCTGTCTTGGATGCCTGAGGCGTCCTGTGCTGTCCAGGTAGAAGGTGGCCCTACCGGAGGTACCAGTGTACAAAGCATTGGTTGCTTGATAGATTGTACCAATGTGTCCTTCTGTTGCATCAGCAAAGGATAACACCGCATCATAATTTGGTCTGTCTCTTTTTAACAACTTTAATGCTCGTACAATAAAGAAACTCTCGGAGTTTTTAGGACATTCATCAAGTAAAACCAAACGGTGCAATTCAGTAACCGACCTTTTATGTTCTACTCCAAATACACTTGCACATACTGCCTCAGAACAAGGTGTAGCAAATGCACATACACCTACAAGCCTAGTACCATCAAATAGTCCATAACACATAGGGCCATTATGAATGCCATGGGAATAATGATGTGCCTTAACAAACTCTTTTCCCGCGGCTGATGTTATTTTGTCTACGGTGTAGATCATTTGTCTACAGTTATTCGACCTCAATAGTAACGAATGATTTAGACTTACTTGTCCACGTTTTCTTTGAACCGTCAGGTTTTTCCCTTGTGAATCCGATTCGATTGGTGCCGTCATCATCACGATAATCTTCAAACTTATCTTGGAGACCAAGTAATGCAATTCTGAAATCTGAATCATGGTGTCTACCAGATCGGCAATGGTCCAATAAAGCCGTGATTAATGCAGCTTCCGTCTTAGTTAATTCAAATTTAATAGTTTCATTGTACATAATATTTCTCCATTAAAAAAATAGACGAATGTAACCAATAGTATCAATAGTTACCAATAATAGATAATTGATCAACATACCAAAAGAATTTCTACTATATGCAGTCCATGCATATAAAGAACAACCAGTAATGAACATTGGATACAAGAAGATAAAAGGTGGATTAGGTATTGTTATTGCCATGATAACAGCACAACTAATGCTAATTGCCCAAGCAATAACTTCTAGAATAAATCTAATATGATTGGATTTCCAATCCAATTTAATCCACGAAATTATATCCTTTACTACTTGAGTAATCACTTCTTAGGCGAACCAAGTGTTGGAATAATTATATCGTTATCTTGTGGTGTTGAGACCTTTAGACTCTTAACCTTCTTTGCAATATCATCGACTGATACTGTCTGCAATACAAATTGTTTGAATTGGTCATAACTATCTCGCACCTTGAATGATACTTTACTACCTGCTGCGGTTGCAAAGAACAATGCACATCCGCCGGCGGCTAATGGTGCAATTTCTAGCACTTCATCTAAATTAATGATAACTTTACAACCTTTTTCAATCGAATCAACTTCAATAAATAAACTCACTTTAATTTCCTTTACAAAACATTACTTACGATTACAATCTGGAACCGTTACCAAATATACAGTATTATCGGTATACGGCCGAACAAAATAACACAGACCTTCAATATCCCAAACAAGATGATTTTGAACACCATTCTTGAAATCCTTCAAATCAGGAGGATTATTCGTGCGGTTGATATAGTCCCATGCTTGCTGAGTATATAGTGTCGCAAAAATCAAACATGCAACCAGAATGGCACTAATCGTAAGGTGAACAAGAGAAGAATTCAAAAGCCATTTACCAATTTTCTCAAGCATTAATACACTCCAAAATAATAACAAATACCACAAACAAGAGAAAGTACAATCGTAGTACAAATTATAGTAGCTGCAATTCTTCTTCTGCGATCAATTTCTTCATAAATTTTTGTTTGTTCATAGATAAAATCTTCATTACTCATCATAAGGTTTATCTCCTTCTTTGGTGAAGAAACACTTCACCTTCTGGTGTTCATTCCATGATTTGCAATAATCATTATCCACATCACACATTTTCAATGCATCTTCTTCAGAGATAACTCGATGTGATACAATGGTTTCTCCAATGTCCTGTTGCGAGAATTCTTTTGCTTGATGCATTGAAACTGTATCAAGTGCCCATTCAGATTTACCTTCAGGTACTTCAACCATATATCGCATACGATATGACTGAATGCATTCAACAAGAACCCATTCTTTCTTCACAGGTACTGGTCCTGCCTCGGTTTTATTAAGACCTAGACCACAATTGTATGCATAGTTAAAGGCTTCTCTAATCGGATCGCTAGAATTAGCTGGTTGCTTCATATAATCATAATACAACTGTTCACGACACTTCAAATCAAATTCATTCATTTTCCGCTCCTATAAGATTCCATCCATTCAATAAGAATGTCTTTTGCTTCGTACTTATCCAGGCCAAATTCATTTTGAAGATATGGTGCAGCACCAAACATATTGGTGACACCGCTATCCCTCAGGGATTTCAAATACTCAAAGTAAGTTTCTTTCATTTTCTTTCCTTAGTTGTTCAATCTCATTTGCTGCCTCCTCTAATAGGTCAGCAATCCTATCTGGTGCACCTTCCTGCACACTCTTGCGAGTAGGTATCTGTCTGCGTATCATAGCACGTTTCCGCAGCCTGTCAACCAAATCCGTGTTAGTAGTTGTCTCCATACGTCAACTATTGCAATTAAAATATGCTATTCTTGTCATCAATCTTATCAATCTTATCAAGAATCTTGTCATAGTATATTCGTAGATCGGATTCTGCTTGATCATATACAGTTTCCGGCTTGATAAGTCTAGGTTCTAGACCAGCACAGGCACAGGCATAGTCACTCAAAGTATCCAGAGTATCCATTGCCATTTCTCTAGCACCAGCAATATATGCTGCTTCCATCCATTCTAGAATACGCTTCTCGCGCATAAAACCTGATTCAAATTCCGCATAGAATCTTTCTGAACGCAGGGTGAAACCTTCTAGTTCATCAATATACTCTCTGAATTCTGCCTTGAGATTAAGATCAGTTCTACGTGCCATCATTCAACTCCAAAATATCGCTTGATAAGTTGTCCATCATACACTGGTTCGTAGTGTTTGTCAATCACAAGGCAGCATTCCTGTATGATTAACTCGGCAAAACGTTGTTCTGCTGCACTCACCGACAACTCTGCGGTGGACTTAATGCCTGCCAGTTTGGCCAGTTCTAGTATACGTTCGTTCATTTTTCAACTCCAAAATACCTTAGTATATTGTCATGGTCGTTTGCTTCCAAACAAATCTCAGCACACTGCCTGACGATCAACTCAGCAAACTCACGCCAATCAAAGTCACCCATATACTCACGATCAGATGCGTGTTCTTTCTTGAGACCTGCTTGCTTTGCGAGTTCTAGGATTCGTTCGTTCATTATTCAACTCCAAAACGATTCTTCAATTCTGATACACACCGAAGAACTTCCATGTCCTCGCGGTTATTATCACCCATAAAACGCTTATGTACAGTTTCAATACATTCTTGCACGATTAGATCGGCGAATTTTTCAATGTCCATCATTGCTGGTACCACGCTGTCACCCCATTCACCAGCACCGGCCTGTAGAGCAAGTTCTCGAATTAGTTCATTCACCATTTTGGTTCTTCCTCCAGATCATTCTTCAACCGTTTATGGAAAGTTTCTTCACCATCATCACCCGAAACCAACCAATCAATCCGTTGAGCGTAGATAATAGCCTTTCGCAAATAATCTAGGCCCACCTCAAATTCGACCATGGTTTCTTTAGAGTAGTGCCGACCAATAGGGTAATCATATGGATCAAGTTCTTCAGAATCATTATTCAGAATAAACTGTTCAATCATATCAGCAATATACTGAATACGATACTGGTCATAGTTGAAAAATCCGCCTGACATTTTTTACCTCACATAACAAATTACAATAAGACTAGTGTATCACAAGTCCATTAGGTTGTCAACCATCAATCCCACAAGTGACGAAAATACGCACCAAACAACCTTAACCCGTTGTCCATCCTCTTGACATGCTTATTGAAACCTTCGGCATCAAATACATGAGTATCATTAGGACCTTTTACCATCTCATATGTCTTTGATACTTTACCTGTTTCAGGATCTGTATATTCTTGTTCAGATTCGACAAATTTAAAATCTCGAACACCAGAATGATATTGTTCTTCCCATTTAGAATCGGGTTGTAGTTGTTCAAATGACCAAATCATTTCATCAAGAACCCAATCCCACCGATCAAAATGGTAACCATCAGTATCCCACTCATTTTCTTTAGGCTTTGCTGCTGTTGATCGGATATGCTCCGGCACATCTGCATCATCAACACAAGGTGCTCCGTGTTTAGTTGCCTTCAATTGAACCAACATAGGAAGAATAATAGGAGCGAGAGTACCATCCATATTCCAAGTGTCATACTTGTCAATACGAATAACAACCTTTCGTTTACGGCGCTTATCAATCCATGTACAGATTGGACCTAGCCAAGTTTTCTCGGACAGAAATTCACCAATCTCATGGCACTTATCCTTAGACACACCAAAAAATTGCAGATGGTCCGAAATTTGATATGGTCCAATCCAGTTCTTAAAAGGTCCAATGTTAACGTACATATTATACTCCAAAAATAAATTAATCTAACCAGTCAATAATATCAAAGAATTCTTCTAGTCGAGTTCGAGCATCACCCAAATCTGTACCGAGTATATTCACAGACAAAACATCACCAGTAATCTGATATGCAAATGGGCACTTTTTTGTTTTAGTTGATGAAATAACACCACTATTATCAATAACCGCTTTAACGTTGAAAATTTTACCTTCTTTAGACCGATTCAATAGATCATATGTATCATTATGTACAGCAACAAGATCATTAAACCATACGTCCGCCTCATCTCTCGTCGGGAAAGTAGGTGAAATTTTAACATTAGTCATTGGATTAACCCAATACCAAACAGGAAGAGGAATATCTGCTTGTTGGTGTTTCACCAAATGTGCGAGAATTTGTTTATCTTTAAATTTTGGCATACAACCTCACTTCACTATAGTCCAAGTAGTCCAATTCTTGCGTTTGATTTTATCCATGGCAATTTTCTCTAGGCGACAATAGTTCCACGCATCAAGAAAAAAGAAAAAATCCATCTCGCTATTTAGAGATTCACTCATGCTTCGATCCATTTTACATTTTCCATAGTCTGAATATCCTCGCAACCATCATATTCAGTAATACGAAACTTGGTGCCTACCTTAACCCATTCAACGATAAGGCCATCAAAACCACCATCATAGAAATAGGTACCACCATACTTATCAGTAAAGTATGAACTACGGTGCATTGGATCAGCAAAAACCAAATGATTATTAGGCTTGCCGTCCAAAATCCATTGTACAATCTCAGGATCGAACATTGCCAACTTTTGCTGTTCTTCGGTGTGTGCCCATGAGGACCAACCTGCACCATGTCCTTCCGACACCAATACGGCAACAGAATCGCCTTTATAATATTTACCGTTTTTAACCATTTTGTTTCCTATATTTCAATTCGTCTTCAAACACTTTGCGAATCACAGGAGTAATGTGTCGTTGAGTATCTAGAATTGCCTCAATATGTTCCGTCTGCATATTCATAAGAGTAAGATACATAACAGGTTGATCGCCTTTGATACCTCGGGAACCCCAAGCAAAAGACTCTCGAATTACCTCATGCGGGTCGGTGGAATATACTGACAGTTCTTGAGGTGGTGGGGCTCGATCAGAGTATGACCGTTTCAGATAATCAAGCCCACCATCAACACTATATTCATGACCGTTATCATCGATATAGCAAAAATAATCATGGCGATGCCGAGAATAAAGCATAGTTCCGTCAGGTGTGCGAACACGATTACATACAATTTGTGGAACCAAATCCGAAGCACTTGTACCATTGAAACCATTATTAGACATACTCTGTTTCCACAATAGACTCAGTTTGGGACACTGGTCGGCGACCAAAATATCGACCATTCGGATCAAATTCTTCATAATTCACCAATTGATAACCAGTTACCTTGCGGCCAGATTTAATTACCTTGACAATACCACCATCAAGTCGGATATTATAGATGTTTGTACTTAGGCGATATAGCACCGATTCTTGGTCAGTACCTTCAAATACCGAAAGAATTTCTTCTGGTGATACTGGCTTACCACTCAACAAAACTTGAGTGATCTTTTCATGGCGATTTACCTTACCCTTGCGGACAGTTTGAGTCATAATATACTTCTTTCTTTAATTAAAATGGAATGTCGTCGGATACATGAGCCTTCACCATTTCTGGTGGGTCAACGGCTTCGACCTTTGCATCAACCTTGGCATACAGATCAAGAAAACCGAGTTTAGTTTCTTCATCAAAACGATTCACGCAAAGGGTAATAGCCTTCATCTTATCACCAAAAATGGCATAAGCCTTTGCGATATGGACCAATCGGCGAGTTGAAATAACCTCATCAACTGCACCTTCTTGGTAACTCTTTCGAATAACATCAGCCCATTGGACCAGGTTATCAACGAATTCTTTATCATCAATAAGAGGGCTGAGAATCTTCCTCTCAGTTTTGGTATCTGGGAATTCCTGTTCCACAGTAATAGGGAATCGCTCAAGAAAGGCGGAGTCCAGAATCTGTGCAAGATATTTACCTTCATCGGCACCCATACCTTTGGTGTTGGCGGTTGCAATGATATTGAAACCTGGTGCAGGATAAACATTCTCACCAGACTTCTTATTGTAGTATGGCTTACCTTCAAGAATACCTTGCAAGCACATAAGTTTATTTGAACCGCGGTCGACCTCGTCGATAAGCAATACTGCACCGCGTTTCATTGCAATAAGAACGGGACCATCTCGATTAACGATACTGCCATTGATTAGAGTTGGACCACCAAGCAAATCGGACTCATCAGTCTCAATCGAGATATTGACTCGGATACATTCACGGTGCAATTCAGCACATACTTGCTCGACCATCAGGGTTTTACCATTACCAGATTGTCCAGTAACGAAAACAGGATAGAAATTCTTAGATTGTACAATGCTCCGCATATCTTTGAAGAAACCAAATGGTACATAATCTTCAAACTTCTGTGGGATAGCAGCATCAGATTCATCAATCAGTTTAGGTTGACGCAATGCAACTACCTGTGCAGACATATCAACTGTCATTGGTTCAGGAATAACCTCGACCTTGGGCCTACTGTTGATCGACGGCAGTTTATATTGCCCACGACCAACACGATAATCAGTCTTATTAAACAGCCAATATGGTTGAGGCAAAGACTTCTCATTAACCACACGGGTAATCTCATCACGGGTAAGTATAGCATCAGTACCGAAAATTTCTTCGGCTGCGGTGATGAAAGCCTTTGCATTACGATTCAACATTTTTTACCTCTTCAAGTTTCGATATGTGTATCATACCACAGTTCTGGTACAATGGCAAGTGTTTTATCCAAGAACATAGGCTTTTTGTTCGGTATTGGTTACCGGACATTCATATGTCATCAAGTCCCGACCTGCATAATCTTCCTCGATATTGAGAAATTTAACATCTTTTACCTTATGATATTCACTACACGGAGAACAAA